CTGTACCTAAGAAGTGCATCCAGTTCCTATCATCTAAGAGTTTTTCGTCTCTAAGAATAATAAGGCGTTTCAATGCGATTTCCATATCGCACATATTTTTACCACCCATCGCCCAACCTTCAGTTGGCAGATGTTTAACCGCTTCATACCAAGCCTGTGCTGTTTCCCAATCGCTGCCTTGTAGCACGTTTAAGAACTTGGTTTGCCCTAATCGATTACGAATGAAATAATCATTATTGTGTAAAGTTTTATCTAAGCAATCATTAAAACTTTTTAAACCAGTTTTTGGACTATGAATATGATCACACGCCCACGTAGGCACGTCTAACAACATCGACCAGTCGGCAGTTAATTCTAACCAGTTAAGGATATTATCTCGAACTTTATTTGCAGCGGCACCTTCAAAGTTTTGCCAATCAAATTTAAGAACACCTTTACCAATCTGATAACCACCGGAATCACCTACAATCACTGTATTAGCACGATCTCGATCTTGTATCATAGCATCCTGTGTTATGGTTTTATTTAGATCTAACTGTGCGTGACCTGCTGAATACAGTCCGTACTTGTAAGTAAAGTATCCTTCTTCCGGATTTAAAAAGTTCATACCTTCGATGCCTCGATCAAAGCCTTTGGGAATTCGATCATCTGGAACAAATTTATCAAATCTTTGTTTGCTGACGTAGGTGCTAAAAAAGCAGCTAATGGCTGGCAGATATACTGCGTAATCTTTTTGTAAAGGTGTTAAATTAACTGGTGGCTGTTTCATGTTCTCTCGCTAAAATTGTTGTAAGTTCTAATCTAGTCTTTGCCTGTTCTAATTGATCTAATGCTATACGAACTGCTTCGTTGCTAGAAGCCAGCTTGTACCATTCATTTTCTTGAGCACGTTTCTTACGTGCCCATTGAACTATATCTAATACGTCTTGATCTAGGCCTACAGTAGCATAACTGGTACTCATGTTGATCCATGAGTTGCCGTCAAACACCTGCATATCATTACCCCATACACGGAGCATACCTTGTATAGGATTGTTGTTGTTTTGATTAATGTACGGCATACTGGTGTTACCACCAGTTACCGTTAACCCGCTAATACCTTGTAGACCTTTAATCATTATTGTTGCTGTGCTGGAATAATGTATTTGTAAGTAGCAAGTCCGCTGTCTAAAGTGATTTGGATAGCACCTTCATTACTTAAAGCCATTTTAGTATTGTTAACATCAGCAGCTTTTAAGATACTTAGAATTGGAAGTACTGGCCATGTCCATCCGCGATCAAGTTTACCTACTACATTCTGTGCGAATACAAATTCGCCGCCGTGTGTTGAAGCATCGCCAAATATAAACTTTAGATTATTGCCATCTGTTTTTGCCAAGAATGTTGGATGTTCACTATGAGCACCTGCCTGAAAGTTAAAACGTGTAACAGAAGCTACACTTGGCTCAAGCTCTACATCCCACTTAACACCACGGAACTTAACTGTTTTCATCTTTTCGTTGATGATTTCTTGATTCATAAAACGATAATCGTTCTTAAAGTCGCCATCTTTGTTTTCAAAGTGAATACCAACAGGAATAGTTTCTCCGTTACGTTCTGCTGTAGTAATGTTTATCTTAGCATCCTCTTTGTATTCTGGACCGTCTATTAGATATTTTAATTTCTGTAGTTGCGGCATTCCAAATGTACCAATCATATCTGGATATGGATTGTGTGTGCTAGCTTCCATAATTACTGAACGGTCATCAGCCATTGAGAAGATGCTTGTGCCTTCTTCTGTGCCTGTGACCTTAACTGTGGTTAAGAAGCCTAGGTTTTGCGTATGTGATACGATGTCTTGTAAAATATCTTTCATTTAGAGAGTCTCCATGTATATTAAGATTATATTTAGATCTTGAGAAAAAATCAACCTAGAAATCACTCAAAATCAAACAATTTGCTGAATGTATTATCCGACCTAGTTGAACTGATGTCCCATTCCAAAACACCAATTAGGTTTTCTAACTTTTCATCGATAACTGTGGTTTCCATTTCACCGTCGGCGAAAGGCAAGTCTTTGAACCATTGAGGAAGTCTAAGCTCGTCAACAGGATAAGCTACACTAGTATAGCCCATTGGATTATCTTTGATCTTACATACAATGACTTTAGCACCATCAGTGATACTCATGCTGTATTTGTCATCATTCATGCGTTTCAAAGTATTCCAATTTAAGCTAGCTCGAACATGTCCTGGCATGTTTGCTTTGCCTTGTTTCTTTTCTTTGGCCTGATACTCAGTGATATTGTTGGCTCGTTTAGGAGAACCTTTTTCCCAACCCGGCCGTGTTTTAAATTCAGTTCTAAAATTAGTAATGTATTCTAGGACTTCTTCTTTAGGCACACCGTTTAGGACTTGTTCTAGCACTTGACTTAAGAAATCTTGAATAACAACTGGAGTGTCTGAACGTTTAAGATCTAGACCCATAGCCTTGATCTTTCCCGGTTTACCATTTACATCTGCTCGTTTACCTTCTTTATCATAATAAAGAACAGCATAGCGTTTCTTAGTAATAAACAGACCTTTTGAAGCTACTAGTTCTCTTCCTGCTTTGATAACTTCGCCGCGAGTTTTAGGACAATGAAACTTATCTTGCATCATTTTAGGAAAGCTGGCATTTACCTCATCTGCTATTTGGTCGTAGAGTTGGACTACAGTTTCTTTATTCCAAGGTAACTGACCGCTTTCAATTTCTTTTTTCAACACAGGGTAAGCGGAAAAATAACAAGAGTCTGTGTCGCCGTAGATTACAGCTTTTCCTTTGTAATCATATTCGCCTGTGGCTATTTCATTTATTTTACCAGCCATGTGTCTAACAATCTGTCTACCACTAAGTGTAGTACTTTGACCAATCCTGTTATCAAAGAATCTACAGCCGGGATTAAGAATAGCACCATACAGGCTGTTTAGGTTAATCTTTTTAACTAATTGACGCTTGTCCCAGTATTCTTCTTCTACTTTATTTCCGGCAGCAATACACTCTTTGAGTTTGGCCTGCATCTCTTTACGTTCAGCGTACCAGCGTTTTAACAATCCGGGAATAACACCTTCTTTTTCGTAAGTGAAAATTGTACCGTTAGCAGAAATCATCCAAGGTTGATTACTTTCGAAGATAAGGTCATAGATTTGAGCACCACTTAGGGTATCGCTACCCCCACCTTCCCAATCAATTGTAATTTCTTTGGCAATATTTCTTTCCATCACGAATTCGTATTCAAGACTACCAAATATACCTTCCCAAGCAGCAGCAAATGATTTTCCCTTGCCCATTTCCTGTTCAATGTAATTTTTTGTATAGTCTTGACGTAATTGTCCAACAATAGTCTCTGGACCCATATTCAAAGCACGAATCGCTGACGGATACAGCGAGTTAATATCAACTGAACCGATCCATTCGTGGATACCTTTCTTTGGATACGCAACATACGCACCCGCAGCCGGCTCTGAACCAGGTTCTCTTCGGATCCTATTAGGAACAATCATTCCTCTTCGATGAGCTTCGTTAATAATAGCCTGTTCAGTAACAGCTACAGCACCCATAGTTGTCTGTAATAATACAGTACATTCATGTGCTAGTTTGTTAGCAAGATCTAAAAACTTTAGTTTTTTGTCTAATTTATCTAACAAGGCCGTGTCTTGTCTATTGTATTCAATGAACTTACGGAAATCGTTGTTATACAGTTGATCCAACGTACCTTCGTAGACAGTCTTGTTCTCACCTATCTCCATTTCTCCAATAGCATCAAGTCTGTATGTGTGGCGTTCTTCATAGGTATATTTGCGGTACAACTCGAGACTGTCCAGATGAACACGACCAACAAGGTCATAAGTAACAGCTTGCCTTCCATACTTCTCATACTCTCGTTTCTTTGGATATTGATCCCACAGACAGAATCTACGTGTGTCGTCTTTGCTTAATACCTTGGTTACACGATTAACAGTATAAGGAATATCAAAGCCTTCTGAGTTCCATCCGCTTAATACATCGGCGTCTTGGATTAAATTTAGGAAGTTGTCTAACAGCTCTGCTTCTGTTTCAAAAATATAAGTATTAGGAAATTCTGCTACTGCTTGTTTAGCTTCTTCTACGGTGAGAGTTTTTGGAGGTATAGCTAAACATACTAGAGTATCTAACCATTGTAAGTGTACAGCAATAGCAGTTATAGGCATAAACGCATCTTCTGGTGATGCGTAGCCACGCTCAGGATCAAAGTCTACTTCAATGTCAAAGAATGCTACATGTAATTTGGGGGAGTCTTGATTTAGATAATTGTCTTCTAGACATCGATAAATTGGATTTATATCCGATTCATACAGCTTCATACCGCTGTGTATTTTAAGTTCTTTATGTAGGTCTTTGAGATTTTTACAAGTTACACGGCTAAGTGGTTCGCCGTTAGTACTAGTATATTTGCCCTTAGGGTCTTGAAAGTAAAAGATATGTCGAGCAGGATATTCTTTAAAATGTCTATGGCCATTATCGTCTCGTTCAACGATGTGGATAGTATCCTGATCGCGATTATAGAATGCGTCAACGTAACTCAAATTTTTCTCCTATGCCATTTGCGGCTGGCAAACCAAACAGATCATTTATGGCTGATCAAACCTTATTCTTAAGTACTTAGCATCCTAACTAACCCTACTGAGTCAATTGTGACCAACAATAGGTAATTAGCCAGCATCCCAAAGGAACCACGACTATAAGCACACCCAGCGTATATAGCACAACCAGTAATCCAAATTGGGTAAAGTATAATGAGAGGTGGTGTTGGAACGGTGAGTGCCATAGTGATAGAACAGCCAATGCTAATAGCCCAAGCAACGACCTCAAGACAAAAACGAACTCCATTGCTCGAATAGTCTTGTTTGATCCATGTAGCTGTTCCATTTAAAATATCTATCATTCGGGTAATCTTTTTGTAACACCTAAGATCATTTCAATTTCGTCCCACTCTTCTTCATGGGATTTCCAATTATCTTTATGTGCGATTTTAATTGCTTTGTTAATAATACTAGGTTTTACTTGTAATTCTTCTGCGACTGCTTTTACAGTTTCTTTAAGACCTTCACTTAAATCTTCAATTTCACGAAGTACATTACCACCTTCGTTAATCAATCTTTCTAATTTTGCTTTTTCTTCAGGTCCGTACATTTTTGCCATTTGTAAACTCCAAGTAATAATGTATATTATATAGTCATAAAAAAAGCCAGTCAAGTAATGACTGGCTTTTGTTTACCAAAAGAAATTTATTCTTTGATAATTTTATGTAGGTTCCATTCGCCGCCCATTCTTTCATAGGTAGCAGCAGCAAATGCCTGTGCTTGAACAGATTCGTTAAATTTGCTCTTACCTACACGCTCTGCCCATGACCATAAATCTTTGTCCATAGGATCAATTTGAAATTGGCCTCTACTTTCTCTAACTACTTGAAGTGCTGTAGCAAAGGATAATGATTCTTTAGCTTTCTTTTTGCCAAAGAATTTTTCTTGCTTGGCTGACATGCCTTTCTTAGCACCGTCTTTGGCAGCAGGTGTTTTACCTTTTCCTAGGTCCTTAGGACCTTTTCCGTCTTGTGCGTAATCCGGAATGCCGTCTTTGTTAGCGTCTGGCTTGGCACCTTCTTTAACAGATTCGTCTTTTTTACGATTGTCAAATTTTTCGCCGTCTTTCATACCCCAGGTCTTAGCACTCTTTGGAGATTGTTTTTGTTTTGGAGCACGATCTTTCTTTTCCGCTGCTGACATTGACTTAGCATGGCTCTTTTTACCCTTGCCTGACTTCTCTTCGCTGTCCCCGCCATCGTCGTAGCTTTCTGGATCACGTTCGTGTTTGATACCAGTTGCTGTTTTAGTAATTGTGCCACCGGAAGCTGATTTCTTTTTGTCGCCAACTTTCATTTCTTCTTTAACAGCTTCGGTTGTCTTTTTAGCTGTTGCTGTAGCAATAGCCATCTTTTTAGATTTTTTCATGCTAGGGTCGTCTTTTTCGATTGCCTTAGCAACTTCTTCTTTCTTTTTCTTTTCGGCTGCTGTTAATTTCTTTTCAGCAATAACAGATTCAGTTAGTTTTGTAACACCAGCTAGAACACGTAATTCTGTGCCTTCGTCTAATCTAATAGGATCGGCTTGTTTTGGTGCTTGAACTCCCTTTGGAGGAGCAGACAAATTGTCTAGTTTGTTAATTATAGATTTAAAATCCATGTTCTTATCCTTGTGTCTTAAATTTTTTCCATTGATCTGTGAGGTTTTCAGCAACTTCAGCAGTTAATGATTCGTCTGGTTCAGAGTCCAACGACATTTCGTCATCCATTTTAGGTTCTTCGAATTTCTTTTGATATTCCATATAATGTGCTACAGAATCTAGATAATCAGCTGCTTTAGTGATCTTAGCAGCTACCCATCCTTCTAAATTATCGCCGGGCTTGATCATATGGAAGATCTTAATAGCATATTCAGCAGACTTGTATAGTTCTGCTCTAGCCATAGAAGCTTCGTGGTCTTGAGGACCTAGATCGTTATCTTCATTAAACACATTGTTTTTCATAGTAGTATTTATCTTTTTACCAAAGAGCCGCCTGAAAGCAGGTTTCCGCCTTTTAGATCTAATGCGTTAGGAGCAGTACCGTCTTTTCGTTTTTTAGGCTGCTTTCCTTTGACATTAGGGTAAGCTACCCCTACGGAAACATTAGCTGCTGATGTAGCACCTGCTGTAGCTGTTTCTTGAATAATATCTTTAATTTTCATTTAATTTCTCTAACATTGCTAACTAGGGCAGTTTTTCCATACTGTGCTTTGATTAATCTACGGGCCATTTCTTGATTCTTAGCAGTAATAGTAGTATCTATAACTTGGCTATAGCCGGTCTGCTTGACTCGTACTTTAGCAGCAAAGAATTTAAACTGACCTGTGATCTCTTCAATCTTCATAGCTTATTTACCGCTTTTCATATTGGCACACCAATGATACATTTTAGCCTTTTCGCCGGAAGCATTCTTGGCTTTTTTTCTTAAATCAGTTACTGATCCATCACAACTAGCACCGGCACGTTTTACACGCCCTGGCCTACTTTTGCCTTTGACTTTGCCATCGGCAAAATTTTCTACGTTGTACCTAGGATCAGTTTTTTGACGCTTCATTCCCTTAGGTTGTTTAGGATCAACCGGATCAATATCAGTAGTAGTTAATCCTGTTTTTTCTAAATCTTGAATATACTTGTGTTCTTCTTCTTCGTCACCAAACGATAAAATAGTACTTGGAGGCCCTTGGCCAAAATCGTGCTTGCCTAATCCCTTAAGATTAGCAATATGCATTCCTAGTTTATACCAATCGTAGACATCACTGACATCAACTTTTACTGTACCTTTTGGCATAGTAGGTTTAGCTTCCGGACCATATGGCTCATCATTAACGTGTCGATCTTCACCACCAGCACCGTCCCCGCCGATACCACCATCACCGCTGTACCCTACTGCTGTACCGTAATAGCCATATGGTCCTGGACCATAAGCAGCCCACCGACTACGTTTCTTTTTTCTTCTAGCTTCGTCTATGTTTTCAGTTGGCGTATTAGATAAAATTTCTTTAGCATCACGTAACCCGTCTAATACTTTTTTAAGACTGTCTTCATCTGCTTGATATTTGATAGCAATCCCGCCAGCAGCCTGCCACTTTCTAATGTTTACACCATAGTCGTCAATTAGTATATTAGGTACACCATTGGTATTAGCATACATTTGTTTTTCATGTTCAAACACCCACGCATCGGCAGGCACGTTGATATGTTTTGCTAACCACTCTTTCTTGCCTTTGATACTACCTGCTTTGTCAAAGTTTAATGGACTACTTAAGATTTTGTATCCGCCAGCAAAGTTTTTAACAATGCTTAATAATTTATTAGCGGTAGGAAATGCTGGAAGTCCTTTAAAAAGTTCGTAGGCATTTGAATCTTTAAAAAACGTTTCCCATTGATCCTGAGTCATCTTGTTGTAATGTTCTACATCGTGTAATCCGCCAACGTGATTAAACAAGTCAGCAAGAACACCGTCCATGTCAACGTAGACTGTAACACCTTTAGGTAACTGATTTAATTCTTTAGCTCGCATCAATGATCACCGTAAGGATTTATTGGACGATCTTCTTCGCTCTGTTGTTCGGGGTATACTGGATATTTGTTCATATTGAAAAACTGCTTCCGCAACCGCAAGTTGTTTGTGCGTTGGGATTTTTAATAGTAAATTGACTGCCATTAATGTCGTCTGTATAATCTATCTGAGCACCAGTTAGATACTGCATACTCATAGCATCAATAACAACTTTCCAGCGATCACTAAGTGCTATCTCAAAGTCGTCATCGTTTTGTGCTTCGTCAAAAGTAAAACCGTAACTAAATCCTGAGCACCCACCTCCCTGAACAAATGTGCGTAACATTAGCTCTGGATTATTTTCTTCGTTTAGTAGATCAATTACTTTAGCTTTAGCTGATTCTGTTATCTCGACCATTGATCATCTCCTACAGGTTTTTCGCCAGTCATATAAGGTAAACTGAACCATAGTTTAAACCATTCTGGTGTTCCGGGTTTTATATTGTGTTTCTTTTCTAATTGTCTTTTTTCTGTACCAGTGATGCTGATATTACTACCACCATAGGGTTGGTAGCCTTTAAATTCTTTAATACCGGCTAAACGTTTAAGATCTTCTATGTTCATTATTCTGTTGCTGGTTCACCAGTGATAGAAACTTCCCACTTTTTACCAGTGGCGGCAGTTTTTTTAGCAGCCCAATCTTTTAACTGGTAGTAGTGTTGTCTTTCACGCTCGTCGTCTGCGTAATATCCACGGCCTTTAAATACTTTCCATTTCTTGCCGTTGATATAAACAGCAAAGTTATTTGGAGGTTCAGTATTGCCTTCGTCCCAATCTTCTGGATCTCTTGCTTCCATATTTGCCTCTTCGGGGAACACACGTTTTGCCACACCGCCCATATGAGATATTCTAGGATGCTGTGTATAGGTAAATCTTTCGTTAGGGTGTTTAGCTTTTAATTGTTCAAACGCTTCTTTAGCTTCTTCATATGTAGCGTATGCAGGACCAACAGCGTCCCATGCCTTAGGTGGCATTTCTAATTCAATATCTCGTTTGGTTTGATGACGCACTCTAAAGTAATGTGGATCTTCACCGGGATTAAGCTCTACGGTGCTTTCGGCCATGGCTTGATCTATATCTTGAATATTCACAGTGGTCAATTCACCGTTTGATGCTTTGACTGTGACAGTGTTGCCCTCTACTGAGATCACAGTTCCGTATTGGGTTTTCATCCCAGGTTTGATTTGTGGGTCTCCATGGTCTTCCGCCACACCTTGTTCAAACTGTTTAGCTTTATGTTTTACATCACCTTGTTTGGCTGCTTTCTTTTTATCTTTGTGGGCACCGGCCCCTGCAGTTTTTTGATTCTTAGCTACAAAGTTACGTGGCTTACTTGTTGGTATAAATTCTTTTGCTTTCATGATGATCTCTTTTGTTTAGGACCTTTACGAGTTTTCCATTTCTTATCAGTTGAGCACCAGTAGCGACCGTAGCTTTCTGAAACCCCTTCTGATATCCAAGGTTGTAATCCTTCTCTAACAGCAGAAAATACTGCTTCAACATCGCCCTGTAATCCAGTAGCTAGTCCTGATTTAAATTTTTCAACGTCATTATCTATAGCAGCCTGTCTCATCTTAGTACCGCTCATGCCTTCTGCTCCCGGGGAGTCTGGATCTCTCATGCCGCTAGACTGTATTTTTAAATTCTTAATATTATAATCACTACCGTTTCGATCATTTAGCAGCTGAGTGAATTCGGGCACTCGATCTGAACCGCAGACCATGATTACTGTTTCGTAGCCTTTATCTTCTAGATACTTCATCATTTCTATAACTGTCTTAACAGATGTGTCACCTATAGGAATATTAGGAAATGCTTTTTGTATAAAATGTAGTTTTGTATCAAATGGCAACGGATTTTCAAATCTTGTTTTGTTCTTTCCCGTAGGCTTATGAGTATGTGACACAAATAAGAAATGAGCATCTGCTGGTTGATCCATTACAGCTTTGATTAATTTTTCGTGACCAATAGTAGGAGGATTGAGTCTGCCAAAGGCAACTGCTACAGTTTTGTCTACTTGTTCAAAAAGTTCTTTAAGTCTCATAATCGCCGCGTTCTAAATAATTACATTGCTCTTCGGCAAATCTTTTACAAACTGCTTCAATAACTTCATTGGTAAAAATGTCTTCTTCCACATCAGACATTTCGTATTCTGCACAGTATTTGGGAATTGCTGATTTTACAGCATTGAGATAAACATGATATTGCCCAGGTTCTCCACCTAATGCCTTGTGTTTCTTAATAGCTGGAAATAAACTTTGACTTACTAGATCGTTGTCATTGTCTATAAAAAATTTTAAATCAGATACATAATCAATATCTGAATTTAATCTTTCGTCTTTGTTTTCTGACTCAGGGCCAAACAGTTCAAATAATCTCATTACCAACTCCTACAAGACCAGTATCTCGCTTTCCAACGTGGTCCTGGATTTTTACAATTATGTCTAGCACGGAATGATTTTCTACGTGCTGGATTTGATTTTTTAATACGCATTTTCTTATCGCCAAAGTTTACTTTGACAATATTACCATTAGGCTTGCGTACATATACTTTTGATTTTTTAACATCGCCGGCCATCTTTTTACCTAACGGTACTTCACGGCCTTGATACTTAGCTTCGTCTGTTTGATCTTCTTCTATATCTTCGCCCATCTTAACGCAGTTATCTACAGTCTTGCCGCCTTTCTGTTTGGTGCCCATACGCTTGTAGCCTTTCCAACAAGCCTTGCCATCAACACCTTTTTGTTTTTCTTCGTTGACTACTTCGCCTTCTAAGAATGTTAAACCTTCGTTGGTCAGCATATCTAAAGCAGTGTCATCTAGTTCAATTACAATACCATCTTCTAGGATATCTACAATTTCTGTAGCAATTTCGTGATCTTCAGAAAAGCTAATACCAAACCCGTCACCTATCTCTAAAGATTCTGAAAATCCTTTAGATTTAGCTTCTCGTTCAAGATCTGCTTTACGTTGCTCTATAGCAGATGAAATTTCAGGGTCGGATGATGCTACAGGATCTGCTTCTAGATCAGCTAGGGCTTTGCGTTTAGCTTCTAGATCTCCCTGATCTTTGAGGGAAGATTCGTTGATTACGTTTAATTTATTAAGAATATCTCGCATAGTATCTCTCTTTGAAGATGATACTATATTTATCGCAGACTAGAATTGATAAGAAATTGTATTAGTCCTGTATAATCAGGTTATAAACTGTGCCAACCACGTTAGAATTCTTTAATTTCAGCATTAGCAGCGTCTTTTCGCTATCTACAAGAATATATCTACGATCCCAGTTCCAGTGAGTAGTTATAAACCACTGCGATACAGCGTCAGAAATAGAAACTCCATTAACGCTTTTTAACCATTTAATATACTGCGGTTTTTCACTAACATCCATTTTATGAGGTTTCATGTATACTCGCATAGTAAACTTATCTTGAGGATACTTTTTTACAAGAATGGTATGTTTGTCAGATAGTTGCTGCTCGGGTTTTTGTGCGAATCGTATTTTTTCGGGTAACAGGCATAGCATTGTGTTAAAAAATGCTTCGTCGCTAGTATAAACATCAATGATATTTGTTTCTATTCTAATATCATAGGAATTTCCAGGAACTTTTTTTAATAAGCCAGTGAGATGTACTAAATCATCCTTGCTATTGATAATTTTGCGATTATAGGTACTGTTAGGCACAAGTTTTTCAATAGTATTCTCAATACCGTCAAAAGACTTATGCCTTATGAATGAACAGCCGTCAATGTTATAGCTGACTTTGTAAAGCCATTTACCGTAGAATAACTTTTTAGTTGGCTTGTATTGTATCATCTTTTATCAATGGAGCACCGTCTAGAATCCTTCTATGGTGCTTAAAAGCACGTTTTTCGTACTTGTCTAGCTCGTCCTCTTGTAATTTTACAACAAACTCTAGTTTATTGTCAACCACATTAACAAATACCTTGCCTCCATTTTTCAATTCACCGAATAGTATTTTTCTACTAACAGGTGATTTGATTTCGTTATCAATTAGTCTGTTTAGAGGTCTAGCACCTAATTTGACATTATAACCATTCTTAGCTAGCCAATTTCTAGAATCATCTGTGAGTACAATTTCTACACCCTTGTCTTTGATCTGATGATTTAATTCACGCATAAACTTGTCTACGATAACTTTGACAGTATCCATTGATAATCCGCCAAATTTAACAATAGCATCTAAACGATTACGGAACTCAGGAGCAAAGAATTTCTTAACCGCTTTATCATCTTCGCCGTCTTTGTTTAAATCGCCAAACCCAATAGTGTTTCTTTCATTGTCCGCCGCACCTAAGTTTGATGTCATAATAAGAATGCTGTTACGGCCATCTGCTTGTTTACCATTACTGCCTGTTACAAAACCATTATCCATGAACTGTAACAAGATATTAGAAACATCTGGATGAGCTTTTTCAATTTCATCAAGCAATAAAACACAGTTTGGTGTTTCTTGAAGTTTAGTAATCAGTTGTCCGGCATTATCTTCAAAACCTACATAGCCCGGAGGAGCACCGATCAGTCTTGCTACACTGTGTTTTTCTTGATATTCGCTCATATCAAATCTTACCAATGGCATTGTCATCTTTTCAGACAATGCTTTAGCAGTTTCGGTTTTGCCACAACCAGTTGGACCCACAAACAAGAAACATCCAATGGGCTTATTGGGTACTTTCATACCTGCTTGTGCTACAAAGATTTTATCGAGCAAGTTAGAGATTGCTGATTCCTGACCAAACACAGAATTTTTTAAATTGGCTTCTAAGTCTGACAGATTTTTAGATTCCTTTTCGCTAACTGCTTCAAACGGCATATTGGTCATTTTACTGACTTCAAACATAACCTGTTCAATGTCAACAATACTTACAGCAGTTTCGACATCATTATCTTTGATTTTATATCTAGCCGCAGAGCAATCGATAATGTCAATGGCCTTATCTGGTAATTTCTTATCGGGCATGTATTTGATACTCATTTTTACAGCCTGTTCGATAGCAGCATCGGTAATTTTAACACCGTGAAACTGCTCGTAATACTTGCGAATGCCTTTGATAATCTTAACTGACAGTTCCGGTGTAGGCTCATCAACTGTAACACGCTGGAATCGACGCATCAAAGCACGATCCTTTTCAAAGTGTTTACGATATTCTTCCCATGTAGTTGACGCAATGACTTTCATTGTACCTTTGGTCAACATTGGCTTGAGGATGTTAGCCAAATCGTTAGCTGACCCATTAGCGGCACCAGCACCATTCATCATATGTGCTTCGTCGATGAACAGAATAATTTTTCCTTTTTTCTCCAAGGCTGTTAGAACTGCTTTAATTCGTTCTTCAAAGTCGCCTCTATATTTGCTGCCTGCTAGCAACGCAGAGATATCTAATGTATAGACACTATGGTCTAATATAAATTTAGGAACTTTCTTTTCAAATATTTTACGAGCTAGCCCTTCTGCTATAGCAGTTTTACCAACTCCGGGTTCGCCAACTAATAAAACGTTGCTCTTTGTCCTACGTGCTAGAATAAGTTGTATTTTTTCTAACTCGTCATCTCTGCCTATTACTGGATCAATCTTACGTTGTTTTGCCAAGAGGCTTAGATTACTACAGAATTGATTGAGAATTTTATCCAATTGGTTATGATTTAGTCTAGGATTTTGTTCGTCTACTTCGATATCGTTTTCAAATTTGGATTGGAAGTATTCGATTAGTTTTTCTTTAGTAATACCAGCTTTGGTCATATAATAAAAACTAAAGCTCTTTCTTTCTCCGATAATGGCAATTAACACATCTTCTACTTCAATAACTTGTCGCCCACTGAATAAGGCCTGTGTAAATGCTCTGTTTAGCACACGCTCAACTGAAGTAGTTCTTTTTGGTTTGTGTTTATCAGTACCAGTTCTAATATCATCTAATTTTGTTTTAAGAAAATGATCTAAATTAACTTTGAGGTACTCGCTAGCAAATCCGGATTTCTGTAAACCATTAAATGTTTCCTCATCTAACATAATAGAAAAGGTTAAATGTTCAATAGTAATGTATTCGTGTTCTAGTCTTTGAGCAACATCGATCGCTTTTTCAAAGACTGCTTGGAGTTTTTTACTTGGTTCTAGCATTGATTATTTTCTCTTATTAATTTTTTTAATAGCTAATTGTAGCTTCATCTGAGATACTCTGTCAACAAAACATATTCCCTTTAGGTGATCAAACTCGTGTTGAAAACATCTAGCAATTAGCCCGTCCATCTCAGCAGTGACAATGTCTCCTTTGCTATTTTGAAACTCTGCGATAATAGCTTTGGGTCGTTTAATAGTTAACCATAAATCAGGATAACTCAAACATCCTTCTTTAAAAAGGTCTGTGTCTTTGCTTACTTCTAAAATTTTAGGATTAAACACAGCCATAGGTTCGTATCCTGAAATATTTTTACTACCTATCACAAAAACATTTTTTGTAAATCCTATTTGATTAGCAGCTAGCCCTATGCCGTTATTATCTAACATAAAGTCTATCATTTGTTTTTCTAGATCCTCTGCGTTTTTATCAACAGAAAAATCCCAGTCCAAGCTAACCTGTGTTAACGCATCATGTGGGCCGAGTTCAAATGCCATTGCGTAAATCCTCTATAAGTTTTTTTGCCTGCTCAGAAAGTATCTTTGGTATGTTAACTTTAACTTTAATTAAAATTGCTCCACGCACTCCTGATCGAGGGTGTGGTAGGCCTTCTCCTTTGCAGCTAAACACTGTCCCAGGTTGTGTTCCAGCTGGTACTGTTATGCTTAGAGTTTTCTTTTCTAAAGTTTCAAAAGTTACTTCAGTTCCTAGTAGTGCTTCCCAAACATCTATATCTTTTTCTAACAATAGATTAGAGTGCTCTCTACGCCATATTGGATGAGGTATTACTCTAACAGTTACAATAAGGTCGCCGGGGTGAAGTTTGGGAATACTGTGATCTCCCATTCCTGGATATCTGATCTGTACATTATCTTCAATACCTGCTGGTATGTTTATAGAAACTAGTTTTTTCTGACCGTTTCTAAAGCTGATCTCAGCATCTATGGTTTTACCAGTCAACACATCTTCTAGAGTAATTGTGACATTGGCACCTATGTTAGTATTTCTTTGTTGCTGTTGGAAACCAAATCCAAAAGGACTACCTCCACCAAAAAATGTTGTGAAGATATCATCGCCCATATTGCTGGTATTAAACTGGTATTGGTTAGGATTGTCGTATTGAAATCTTTTTTCATCGTCGCTGAGTGTACGATATGCTTCTTCAATTTCTTTAAATTTATTAGCGTCACCGCCGCGGTCAGGATGATGCTTCATAGCCAAGCTACGATATGCTTTTTTAATTTCGTCCTGTGTAGCAGATTTTCCTACACCTAAAGTTTTATAATAATCTATCATAGAGTAAAAAAGGGTATAGTAGTAATTATACTATACCCTTTGATAAAAGTCAAAAACAGAATTATTTCTTTGCGTCAGGTACTTTGGTGCCTTCATGCTTTTGATGTTTCTTAACTGTTTTACACTCTTGTTTTGGTTTTTTGGTTTTTGGATCAATAACAGGTTTACCGTCTTTACCCTGTACATCGACGCAAACTTTAGCAGTTTCTGCCTCTTTCTTTTCTTCAGCGGCATACACTGGACCAGCAGCTAAAAAGCCTGCCATTAACATTGTTAAAAATAATTTCATTTAAATCTCCTTGATTAAATTATTTTCTGCTCATCCAGGCTGTTACACCCATATAAGCACCTACTACACCGGCTTGAGCAATATAGAACATTCCTAAAAGATCAGCCAAGGCCTTTACACGTTCAACTTCAATTATTGGTAAAAATAAAAATCCGCTGAAGATGATCATTGAAACCATTGCAACCCATGCCATTCTTCTATGAGCATCTGCCTTTTCTTCTCGAAGCTCAATTTCTAAAATTTCATTAGCGTTGTTGATTTCTTCGTCACTAACAGTACCATCACTGTCCATATCGTATCTATTATATCTTGAATTTTTTTCTAGTATTTTTGCCATGTGCCGCTCCTGCAAAAACTTATTTTACTTCGTCAAAGATTTTTTTCTGTGACTCGTACCATAGTATCCAATTATCAACTTTTAACTTACACTCGTGATATTGAGTATAATTTTCTGTAACAACTGTAAGTACTTTGCTCAAAGATTCTGTGCCCTTATCTACTTTTTTAAGATTTGGACACGCTGCTATTAGTTCAGCAGGTACATCTGGAAAGTTACGTTTTACTGGAGCAGTAGTAGTGAAGCAACCAGTTAATAGAAAAGCAGGTATTAATAAGATTAAGAATTTCATTTCTTTTCTCCTTCAGGTACACCTGCAGCACTTTCGTTAAGAATATCTAAAGCTTCTTGCGGAACCTTACATTGTGCGTCAATAATTTTTTCTTTTTCTACTATAACTTCCTTGATACGATCTTGGAACACTTTAATTTCCTTGACTTTGGTTATAATTTTTTCTTTGATAATCGTATTAGTTTCTTTAGATTTTTGTTCTGCTATAGCTACTTTAGATTCTAATTCTCTAACACGTTCACGCCATACCATTTCGGTACCGTAACTACCAAATACATAAGCTCCTACAGTTAATATTAGAACTCCTAATATTTCAGCAGGAAATTTGTACTGACTTATTATTGGAAGCCATTTTACTATCTTACTGAGAACATATAGTCCTACACCTATGCCTATCAGTGCGTAGGACACCCAGAGAAAGAAGCTGTCTGGTATAAAGCTCAGCATCCACCCTGTTAGCCACATATTAGTGAACTCCTAACACATGCTTGGCATGTTCGAAGTGCTTGATACGATCGTCTAATCCAATAGTACCACCGTTAATACGTTTAGTCAACGTTAGAATATCACCTTTGTCTGCCCATTGATTGAGATTGTTTTGTTCCCAGAAGAAACAAGCTGACTGGACAGCACCCTCAAAAGTTCCTAGATATTCTGGAACATCCTCAACTTTCATGTCTAAGCTGGCAGCAAAAAATGTATAATTGTTTTTGCCAGTTAACTGAATAAGACCGCGACCGCAATAACGCCAGCCATCACCAGATGCTTCATCGCCGTTGCCCATGCGACTAGCATAAACTCTGTTGGCAATTTTTTCTTGTTTATTAGCATACTCGGCAGCAATAGCATCATCTGGAAAATACTTAGGAAATACTTTACGCAGGCTAGGTGCTTTGTAATTTAAATTTTCTTTTAAGAATTTAAATCCACCACTCTCGTGAGCACACTGAGCAATAAATGCCGCTACACGCTCTTTGGTATTAATTTCATACTCTGGAAGAATTTCACATAAAGCATGATGCCAATTATCCAAGTAAGGATTATTACCGATCATTTCTTTTAGATGTGCTTTTGTAAATTCAAAATCAAAACTCATTATTGCTCCTCCATTTTAATTATCATGGATTTCTTTCCGTCTTCTAGGACGAATTGATCACCATACTTCGTAATATTAAAGTCTCCCAAGACTTTAGTAAGCCACATGACTTCTGCCATGCTTTTAGTATCAATTTTTACTGTTTCAGTGATTTTCACTTGTAAATCATCTGCTTGACCAAATTCTACTAGATTAAAAGTAAATCTAGATCCGAAAGGTTTAATAACAGTGATTTTGTTTCCTTCTATAATTAATTCATTTTTAAATGTCTTAGAAAAGAAACGTTTAATGCTTTCCACCCTAATAGTTTCAACCATCATGTCGTAGGCGTCTGGGGTACCAGGAACTGCTGATTTTAAAGCCTGTTCATCTAAACTCTGGTATCTATTACCTTTATGGTATTTAAATTTCCATTCGTTGATAGCTGTTAATCTCTTAACGCCATCTATTAATTCGTTAATTTGATCGTATAAAGCTGGGGTTCTTTTTAACTCAATAAAAATATGATAAAGACCGTGCTTGTCTTCGCCGGAACTTACATCGGCGTCAAGTACAAACGCATAACCTTTTTCAATGAACTCCATCATGTCTTTAGCTGGACCACGTTCTCTAGCTTTGAACGACACTACGCAAACATCTCTATCTTCTCCCATCTTACTTTGGAAAGAATCAATTTCGATGCTGTCGAAAACCATATCGGCTAGATCGTTAGGTCGAAGACCTTCTTGTAATTGTGTCATTATTGTGTTGCCCCTTCTACAGGTTCAGCCTGACTTTGTTGCGATGGAGGTACAGCGGTAATAACACCAGCCATAGGACTTTCTACTTTATTTTTAGTAAGTTTTCTATAACCTTTATCAACATCAAACATTAATTTCTTAGGCATACGTATTTCCACAATCCATACAGACTTGTGATCTATCTTACCTTGTTTAGTACCAGGACGAATATCGTCTGGAGTTTTAATCTTTCTTACTTCAGCCATTTCATCTTGTTCAAAGAATACTCTACAGCCGTAGTCTAGTAATCTCATGCCTCCCTTAGGATTAGGCATTTTCTTTTCTGGCCACATAAATTTACAACTGATAAAATATCTAGATTCTTTAGGACCTTCTAACAGCTCGCCGTCGATCCAGTTTTCATAAACATAAAGATCTAACTCGTCAAGCACACGCTCGAAGTCTTTTAGTAATTTTAAGCTGTTGTTTGAACCATAGATATTTTCTATGTTTTGTAGTATTTCGCGGGTATCACGCATAGCTTTTAATCTCCAATAGTATTTATCGCAGAAAAATTATCTTAAGTTATTATTTTTTGACTCAGGTATTAAATACTGATGTGTTCGGTCACGGACACAACGGTTGAAAGGTCCGTGCCGCTCACTTAATTAGGAGGCTATCCTTTGAGAAAACAAAGAAAATCAGTCAAAAATCTAGCTGTACAAGAGCAAGATAACGTAGTTCAAATAAATAAATTCCTTCCAAAAAAGAAAAATAGGGTACTGATATATCCTAAAAACCTCAATCAAGAGAATTATCTCTTAAAACTCCAAGAAGAACAGAAAAACATAGTATTTGCTATTGGGCCTGCGGGAACCGGTAAAACTATGCTAGCCTGCCAGTGGGCAGTAAAGCTGTTTCAAGAGGGAGAGATCGATAAGATCGTGGTTACTCGTCCAGCTGTAAGCGTGGATGAGCAGCATGGATTCCTACCAGGAACTCTACAGCAAAAGATGGAACCTTGGACACGCCCTATTTTTGACGTATTCGAAGAATACTATTATGCTAAAGAAATAGAAAATTTTATCAAAGAGGGGGTGATTGAGATCAGTCCTTTAGCATATATGAGAGGACGTACATTTAAAAAGAGCTTTATCATTGCCGATGAGATGCAAAACGCAACCCCTAGTCAGATGAAAATGTTGTTGACTAGATTGGGTGACGGCTCTAGGATGGTAGTAACAGGAGATTTACAACAAGCAGACAGACCAGCATCAAATGGACTTCTTGAATTTTTAAAATTATATAATAATTTTGAAAACCACAAACACGTTGATATTTGCCAGTTTAGTGTCGAGGATGTAGAACGACACAAAGCGGTTAAAGAAATATTAGCTATCTACGGAGATTATGACGGGAGGTAATCGAGTAAAGTAGAACCAATAACTTTCTTATAGAACTCCAACATATCGTTAAATGATGCGTTGGAGTTTAACTCGTTTTTAAGGATAGTTTTTTTCTTAAGGTCTAAGATGACCTTAGCACGATGTCTGTTTTTGAATTTTAAACTGTTTTTAAACTCGGTAAGTTCATTATATTTTCCATCATCTCTTTGATGATAGGAGACTAACATATATCTGTATTTCAAAATTCCACCTGTTCTACTTTGACTCCCGATTTTTCAAGAAACTCAACACCACTAGTATCCCTATAAGAGTTCCGATATAAAACACTGCCAATACCACTTTGGAATATAAGTTTGGCACACTCCATACATGGAGCATGGGTAATAAACATAGTAGCACCCACACCGCTGTTGTTAGACTTAGCCAGTTTTGCGATCGCATTAGATTCTGCATGTAACACCTCTGGTTTTGTTTTTAATCCATATCTGACATTACGTTCTGCTTCTGAATGCCATTCTTCATAGGGATATTTGATTTCAATCTCTTCTGGACTCAACCATCCACCGGCTCCGGGATCAAATACCTTATCCTCGCAGTTGTTATCCCAACCAGCAGGCATACCGTTGTATCCATAACTGATAACACTATCGTCTTTGACAATAACAGCACCAACTTGTAATCGCATAGCATGACTAAGTTTTGAACAGCGTTCGGCCCAATCCATATACAGGCTAATAAATTTCTGTTTCATAATTTAAGTTTAGCTAATTTAACTAGTGTAGCAGAAAGATTAATTTCAGGATCAGAAATTAATGTATGATCTACCAGTCCTTGCTTGATGATCAATATAGCGTTGTCTTGTTTTGCTTCTTCACCAAATATAGCGATATTATCGTAAAGCCAACGGTACACTTCTTCCATTTCTTCTGCTCTTAATTTACCGCAGAGCAGTTTACGTGCTTCGTTGAGTTTACCTGCGTTGAAAAGTTCAACCATATCAAATTTCCAGTCAGCGGTACCTTCATCGCCTTTGTTTGGCGGTAAGAGTTTTCCTTCTTGTACATTTTGTTGAACAAGATTAATACACTTACGTAGATCTGGATATGTTACTTTAACATAATTGTCTAGCGTCTCAAGATCGAAATCCACAGCCTCTTCAACAAGAATAGTAGCAACACGAGCGGTAAACTCAGTAAAATCCGTTCGCTCAACGTGAAATCCTTGACATCGTGAATGTAAAGCAGGGATAATGCGATTAGGGTAGTTACAGGTGAGGATGAAACGAGCAGTTGAATGATACTCCTCCATGACCCCACGTAACGCTGCTTGAGCATTCGGACTAAGATAATCAGCTTCATCTAACAGTACCACCTTAAAAGGTCCAAACGGAATCATTTGGACGAAGTTTGTAATTTTGTCTCTAACATCATCGACAGAGTTTGTGCGACTTGCGTTAATTTCTAGAATATCATAATCTTCGATACCAATTTCGTTGATAAGAATTTTTGCTAACGTCGTCTTACCGATGCCAGCATTACCGCTTAACAGTAAATGCGGAATGCTTTTATCTTTGATCCAAGTTTCTACTTGTTTCCGTTGATGGGCATCTCTAAAAACATAACCATCTATGCTCTTAGGTCGATACTTTTCTACCCATAATTCTCTCATTTTTTGTCCTTGTTTATTTGATCTAATTCGTGCGGTTCTGCAAATCTAACATTTGGATCTATCATTTTATACAACTGAAAAGGTTTCCAGTACTTATGAAGAAGATTGTTTATAACGAGAATAACTGCAAATACAACAATAAACCCGAGTCCTGCTAAAATGCTACTTGCTAAAAAAATTGCTGCTTGATCCATCGTCATGTTTTTAATCCTTTGTTTATTTCAGCAGCAATTACTCGTTGCCGTAATTCACTGGTTGAGAAATTGTGTTCTCGTTTATTAAAATAGAACTCAATGCTACGGGCAGTACACTCAAATCTACCTGTAAAGTCTTGATGTTCATACTCTTGTCCTAATATTCTAACATCTATAGGATAAGAAAGCAAGATGTTTACAAGATCTTGTTCTGTTTCATAGACGAGGATTTCGTCAATATACTTACAGGCTTTGAGTTGTTCGTAGCGTTCAAAAACACTTTGGACAGGTTTGTTTTTAATACCAGGACGATCAATAGTAGGGTCAGTTTGTAATCCTACTATCAAGTGATCGCATTGTGTCTTAGCTTCCTTGAGCATCATAATATGCCCAGCATGGAAGAGATCAAAAGTTGAGCAAGTAAAACCAATTTTCATTCAGATACCATATTAATTAGGTTCCTGGCACGATATAATCTATCGCCAGATGTTTTTTCTCCTAATATAATTATAGCATATTTCTTTTGATTTTTCTCAACTATTATTACCAAACAGCGGCCTGCTGGATCAGTATATCCAGTTTTACTCAAAGTAATATTATCAAAAATTTTTAATAAATGACTATTGGTATTACCCACTGTCATGTATGTGATTTTTTTCTTGTTTTTGATTTCTACTTTAAAGAATTTTGATGCTGAGGTATTACTGATTTCTGGATGTTCGTGTGTTTTTGAAACTAATATGACCAAATCTTTGGCGGTACTAATATTGTGTCTTCCTAGACCGCTTGGATCTTCAAAGCCAGTATTGAGCATTCCTAGCGATTTAGCACGTGAGTTCATGACATTTATAAACACTTCTCGCCCGCCGGGGTACGAATTTGCCAATGCTTCTGCGGCTTGATTATCACTCTTTATTAGCAATGATTCTAACAAATCTGATCTTGATACTTTTTTATTTCTCCAAATGCCACCTTTATAGTCAACAGCTTCGCTCATGGATAACTTTGACTCCACTATAACTAGAGCAGTCATTAATTTTGTAATTGACGCAATGGGGCGTACTTTATCTTCATTACTAGAAGATATAGTTTCTTTTTTTGAAATATCTAGGACTAAATGAGAAGGCCGGTCAACAGCATAGACTTTGTTGATCATCAGTACTGATATTGCTATCAGTAATGAGCGTTTCATTTAACGAATGGTTTTAGATCCGGGGGTGTCCAACCTAAAGGTTTTAGAACTTTACCATCTTCACGCTTACGCACCTTGCCAGTTTCTTTGTCGATCTTAGCTAAGTTAGTACGCATGACTTCTTTCCAACCATCCTCTCCGTCGTATCCGCCAGAATGAATGGCACCTATGGTTACTACAATAAAATCTAACAAGGCATCTAGCGTTTCTAATCTGTCATTGTTATCAATGGCTACTTTTAGTTCTTTCCATTCTTCTTCCATTAATTTAAGATACAAATTAAATTGATCTAAATTAAAATTATCTACTGATTGATCGCAGGCTCGCATAAAACGTTCCTGATCTCTAAATGGATTAGTCATTGTTTCTCCTTGAGGATCCTAAGTATTTTTTTCTGTTCTTGCTCTTTTAACCAACGGTGCTCTAGTTCACCAAAGTCGGGAGCATCGGCTAATGCTTCTTCTACTATGTATTTGATAAGATAAAGATCTTTTTTACATTCGAAAGCAGTGAAGCCGTCGTTATAAGCACTAGCACATTCCCTTGATAGAGAACGCAGCTGATTGGCTATATCGGCAGCATCCCAACTTTTTCTAAAACCCATTAAGAATTTACCAGAGGTATAAAATTATCGTCTGATGTTGGTGGGTCGTTTGAAATAGCTAACATACATTTAATGTCAACTTTACGTACAGTTTTTATTCCGTCGCCGTCGTCTATCTCCATGCCCCTAGTCCAACGACCGTGTTCGACTAAAACCCATTGACCTTCTTTGACGTCTTTTTGCTCTGGGCCTATTTTGTATACCTTGCCCCAACGTGGTTTAATACCATGTACCTTACCATCGTCGGATTTTAAAATGATACCGGAACTGGTTTTCTTTTCTCCAAATTCCATATCAATAATTAAAACGTCGGCATGGATTGCCCTAATTTTTAATTTCTTTGGTTCGTAAGCAGCCATTTTATTCCTGAGCTTTCTTTTCCGATTTTACACTCTTAGGATTTTTTTCATAATAATCAGAAACGATATCTTCACGCTTTCTAATAATTTGTCCGCCAGGCCCCAATTCATCCCCGCGAGCATTAACTCTAGCATTTCCTACTGCCGGAGTTAGTTCATTTAATAGGGCTAGTTTTTCCATGTCGATCTCTTTGCCCTGCATTGTTCTATAAGTCTTTCCCATTTTATTCTCCTTTAAAGAAGTCCGATATAGGTAATCTATATTTAACACTATCTATCTTATGTATACCTATAAGATACAAACAGTAGCTAGAAACGGAACTTCCCCTACCTACTCCCCAGACTATGTTATTTTTTCTTAGTGTATCTACAAGATATTTCATAACTTTTAACACATCTAACATATTGTGTTTTTTGTATAGATTTAGTTCTTCGACTAATCTATCATAATTTTCTTTTGGACATTGATTTACCAAAAATTCTTCTATATCCATTTCCTTATACTCTTTAGGAATAAACCATTTTCGTCCCTGTGGTTCCTCAATCAAAGGAAAAGGATAAGGGAGTTTTTCATCACTTATCCTTTGGATATAATTTTCAATATTTGGATTGTCTGTGTCTACAAGGCAGTGCTCCAAAATATTCGGACCGTGCTTTAAGATACCTTGTAATAGATTTTCGTCTGTATTAATCGACATTAATAAGTTGACCCAAGTCTTCGTTCGTTACGTTGTTGTTCATAGATAATGATTTAGCTTGTCGTTTACGCATTTCATCTCTATATATTGTAACAAATGTTGACAGTTGTGTCAATAGTTCTTGGCTTCCTAAACGGGATGCTTGATAATGTTTTTTAGTCAATTCTTGTAATTTAGATTCTACTTCTGAATCTTTAAGTTTACTAAGATCGCCTTCAAGCGGATGGAACATTATGAAAATTGTCCTAAATAGTTAAGGAAAATAACTCTACCCAAAGAACCTGGATCTTGACTTTTGGCTCTAGTTATTATTTCAATTAAAATTGGATTAGATGTGCTGGACACAGCTAACGATGTTGGAAAATTGCTGCTTTTTTTGATAGGATACGCACCGTCTGTAAAAAAAGATACATTATAAGTTCCGCCATCGGATAATAATTCTACTGTAACTTTGTTTACGTTATCAGTTGAAAATCCTTCAAACTCAAAAGTTACATCATCATCTAGTCGATAAACTTGATAATCTGCATTTCCAAAATTTATATCGATTCTATTACTTACACCGGAACCAGTTCCGTAATTATTAAGACTATGTTGATTTTGTTTTAATACCGCATTTGATAAGACTTTGTTGTTATAGCTATTGTCACGATCAAGTCTAGCAGTATAATTTAGTAATTCATCTATTTCTGTTTTGGCAGTGTTTAACGCAGTCTTGATATATGAGAAGTTATCTCTAAAGCCTTGTGTATCATTATCCACACCAGCAACAGGATAGGCCTCGTCAATGGCTGTTGCGTTAATATTACTGTTTGTTGGCATCTTTTATCTCCACCTTATAGGTATTTATTGTCTAAATTTCTCTGCTTCAAATGTTGGAAATGCGAGATATTTATCCTCTATTTCTCCGTCTAAAGCATCTATGATATAGCGATCTACTTCAAAGTCTAAAACTTTGAAATCAAATTGACTGTTTTTAATGTTTAGTATAATATCATCTGCTTGCCCGGGTTTAACGTAGCACAGCGGAATCATACTTACAAATCCTGGTTCTGCAAATTGATCTTCTTGAATACTTCTCATCCATAACGGTAAGTATGACCTATCTCTATCTCCGGTCTGCTTAAGTCGCTTACGCATATTTTTAATAGAGTTTGGAAATATCCGTTGGTGATCTTCATCGCTGGCTAAGGGAATATCGCTGCTGACATTTATTCTTGTGTTATTAATCAAAAATGGACTGTTGATAGTATCTGATAATGCTATTAAACTAGATATACTCTTTCCGTTCTTAACTAAAGGATCGACTATTTCTACATATACTACTTCATATATTACATTTTGAGTAGATGTATCTTTGGCTACTGCTTTTTTTACACTACCAAAATTTAGTCTTTTGAAGTAATGATTTCTACTCATTGCCTGTACAAAGGTTTCGGCGTTGTTGCTTTCGATACCAGCAAACATCAGCATTTTAATTTCGTCCTGGACGCCAAACGCAGGATCGCCGTAACGATAGATTTTTTCTGGAATAAAAATAGAAAAATCTGAAATAAAATTATTCCAAACTTCTCTCTTTGATTTTTTCTGATAGGCTTTAAAATATAAGTTACTATAGACTATGTCAGCTTGTGTTTCTATTTTTATCTGAAAAGTTTTAGCACTTTCTGTATAGTTTAAGATATCTCTGGCTTCAACAATAAATGTATAGACTCTATCAAAAGATGTTAAGTTACTGTCATATGTTGTTGAGGTATAATCTCTAGCACTGCTGCCATCCCAATTATAAAATCTAGTTATGCCTTCTACTAACTCTGTACCTATTTGATTAACCTTACCGTATATTTCACCTGACGGTAACAATTTTAATCCCGGAGGTAGATGTCCTGATCTTAGTTGATAAAATACATTTCCGCCGTTTATTTTAGACTGTGCTTCTACAAATAACATACTGTCTTTATTAGGACTGATAGTACCTAGCTCTCTATCTGATATCCATACAATACCGCTTTCAATTTCGCCCAATACTCTTAGATTGAACGTTCTAGCCGTTGAAGCAGATACGCCGTTGTCGTATGTGTTTACAGCACTTACTGTAAATTTGTAATCTGTTGTTATTCTTGGTTGATAAGGTAAACTACCTACTAGTTCTCCTGTTATTGTATCGAGATCTAACCCTGGAGGAAATACACTGTCGTTGCCAAATATTATCTCAGCATCTTGAATTACTCTTTCACCTAGACTAGGATTAAACGTAATTCCATACCTAGCAGTATATCCATCAATTTTTTCTACTTGTAAAATTGTGTAGGTTCCAAGGGAACTGTCTAGATAATTGTAAACATTAGCAACAGCAAACTTTTGATTTCTTCTAGGTAAGCCAGTTACGCCTTTAGGGTCTGGAACTATGTCTACTTCAATATAATCTGTTTCGTCTCTAAATATTCTAACAGATTTTCCGCTAAATTCGGGATTGATTGTTTCTGATCTATATGAAATATAACCAGGCATTGATGGCGGATTATATACATCTAAATAAACTGTTACATAATTATTAGCACGTCTAATTCCCAGATCTGATTCAGTTAACCATATTGGTCTTCTTACATAGGTATTATCCGCTCTAAATATACCTGTGCCTACTTGCATTATAGTATTGTCAGATCTTAGGAAATCTTCGCTGACAACATAAATTTGGAAAGTTCGACGGTCTTCAAATAATCCGTCTGTGGCAACTACTGTAAATTGATAGTAGCGTGTTAATCGTCTTGGAAATCCTGTTTCGTCAAAGTAGTCAAAGGTTCTTGAATCAAAATCAAAACTGTCAAAGCCATTAATGGGTCTAGTACCTAGATCATAAGGTTCAGAATCAAATAAATTTAAATCAAAATTACCGCTGTATATCTTGTAGTCTAAGGCAAAAATAGGATCGGTGAACCCTGTAATACGTCCGCCTCTTGATAATGTTAATCCTGGAGGAAGTTCCCCGCCGTTGTAAGGAATGTAGTATTCTATAGTGTCCCCGGCAGGCATATCGGGATCCATAGCTATTAATTGAAAATCTACTTTATCGTTGTCAAGAACAAAAAATGTTGAATTAGGACCTACTGGTAATAGGCCTCCTGTAGTTACCCATCGAGGTTCGTCGTACCCTCCTACAGATATACTAAATGTTCTATCTTTATTTTCTACACCATCGCTGGCTCGTATAACAAACCGTGAAGTAGTAGGTTTAGAAACTTCAAACGGAGTTCCTAGAATGTTATTATTTTCTAATCTAAGACCTCTAGGCAAGGATCCTGCCTGTATAGAAAAGGTCACTGGCCCTTGAGTTGATGTGGCAAGTATTGTTATATCTTGCCTATCTCTCTCATTTATGCTCCCTAGAGACCCAGGGGGTGTTATCCAAGACAGTGACATTCATGATTCCTTAGAATGTGGCTAAAATAACAGGAGTTCTAATCCATATGTCAGCAACACCATCCCACGGTGCTATGCAGAAATAAATGTAATTGGCGTTTGCGTATATCATACCTGGCATATCACCGTTAAGACCTTTTGATGTAGCAGGAACAACATCTCTAAATGTAGCAAGCGGTGTACTAGTAGATGGATTAAAGAACCTTACAGTCTGCCCGCTTACGTTCCCTGAAGGAGTAAAAGTGCCAGTGGTTGTTACAGTACTACCTACGACGCTCTGAACTTCTAATTCTGAAGTACCACTTAGATAGAATTTAGCCCCATTTTTAATACCAGAACCAGATGTAACTGTAAAGTTAGTAGTTGAAACACCGTCGGGGATAGTAGCACTGAGCGTAGTAGTTACTTCTACGTTACTGTTGATTCCGCCCCAAGCAGATAAGTTATCACCATCTAGTGTTAGATGTCTATCAGCAATGTTCAATCCGTTTTGGAAATAACCTGTGGTAAATCTATATTCTCTATTACCTACTCTTGAAGTGTCGTTAACCGCAGGAATAACTTCATCAACAGTTCCATTAGCATTAATACGTGATTCAACTCCATCAACAAGCCTTGTAGAGTCATTGCCATAAACAGAGCCAAATACATCACCTAAAAGATTTGCTGGTAGTGTAATATCTCCGCTTAATCTAGTGTCAAACAGAACATCACCTCCAGGAGTTTGTACAGCACCAATAAATGATCCAGTAACAACACCAGCTACGTTTCCGTTGACATCACCAAGAACATTACCTATAACGTTTCCAGTATGAGTTCCTGCGGTATTACCAGTGACATTAGCAAACACGGGACCAACTATTCTTCCTGATGTAGCATCAACTAATAACGTTGAATTATCTGCAAATATAGATCCAGTAACGTCTCCAGTATGATATCCCTCAGTGTTTCCATTGACAGTAGTAGCATCTACAATGTTAGCATAAACTGTATTCCATTTTTTAAGTGGAGCACCTAAGTCGTATGAATTATTTGTATCTGGAACAATATTAGAAATTATTTCTGCTTTAAATTCTACTTCGTCTGCGTCATTATTACCAAGTGTAATAGTTCCGTCTGATGTTATATTACCTGTAGCATGTATGTTACCAGTTACATCGATATCACCAGTTATGTCAATATTGCCTGTACCGGTAATGTCATTTCCGTTTAGAACAATATCATCAATAATTGTTCCGCCACTAGCTAATAGTTTTCCGCCGGCTAAGGCTCCGTCTCCTATATAGATCGCTTTTTGATCCGTGTCATAAACCAACTCTCCATTGAGTGGAGTGTAAGTTAATCTTTCAGCTGTGGTTCCTCTTTTTAATCTTAGAGCCATTTATAATTCTCCGTTAAAACGTTCCGAGATCTATTTCTAGATCGGTTGGGACTATTATAGTTCCCATGTCAAAGTCACTGTTGGAAACAAGAAATTGTAGAGCATTGTTGAATACATTTGTATAAGTTCCAAAATCAAAAGAATACAACGCACTCACTGATTCAAAACCATTGTAGCCCCAAAGATCTCCATTAAAATTGTTAGCAGTAATGTTCCCGTTAATTGTTATATTACCAGTACCGATAATATTATTTGTGTTTAAATCTAGATTCTGTAATAAAAGATTTCCTACAGGATCAGTATTAATTGTTATTGTTTTACCGTTAACTTCTAGATTAGTGTTAACCCCGCCTACAAAAGTTAGGGTTGTATCAGAAGTATCAGCACCAATTATTATACTAGCTTCTGGTACCGAAACTTTAGTAAAAACATTTTGTAACGGAGTAGAAATAGTAATATCGTTGGAATTTTCTGTAACTGTTATGTTAGCAGAACCTTTTATAGACCTAAATTCTAACCTATCTGACTCCGTTTCCGGAGCAATAGTTGCGTCGCCGTTAGCGTTTGATTTTCTTTTGTATACAGCAGCACCGTCGCCTAAACTGCGTCCTGCTAGAACTAACTCGCTGTTTAACGATAAAAGGCTATTATTAACCTTTTGAAAAGCCGTGCGTAGATCGTCACCGAGCCCGTCGTTAACTAAATTTCCTATGTTTACTGTTTCTATAGCCATAATTATTGTTTCTATCTAATATTTATCCGCGTCTTCTAATACGTAGGCGTGGATATATGTTACCTGCAGCTGGGCGTTGATCGTAACTAACATCTGGAAAAGCTGAGCCTTGCTGTGCTCTTTCTATTGGAAAATATAGATATCTGTTTTTACTATCTCTAAGATTGGTAAAATCTCCGTAGTTTCCGTTAGTAGTTCCTATTTGCCCTGTTTTACATTTTTCAATTAGGTAATCGTATAATTCTTCAGGAGTAAAATTAGGATATCTACTCATAATACAAGCAATTACTCCTGCTACTTGCGGCCCAGACATACTAGTTCCTGATATTGAACCTAGTTTAAAAGTAGAGTTTCTTGGATCATCAGCTAAGGTAACTCCAAATTCACTGGCCGCTGTGGAATTGTAAACTGCTGATATTATATTTTGTCCAGGAGCCCATATATCTATTCTGTCACCGTAATTACTAAAATTTGTTTTATATTCTTGCGTAGAAGTACTTAATGCTCCTACACAAATAACTCCTGCGGCTGCTCCTGGGCTAGATCCATTAGAATGGTATAATACCCCGCCATTGTCTGTAATGCTATTATTATAATCTGGATGAGTAGGGTCGTCAGTAACGTACCAATAACTATTTCCAGCCGAAGCTACGACAATGATTCCATCATCAATAGCATCAGCAATGTCTGCCTCCATAGCAGGATATCTTGCCGGAGTTCTATAAAGAAAAGTTCCTGCAGGTACAGGAACACCGTTGTTTTCTAACACAACTCTTTTGGCCGCGGTAGTTTGTCCAACTACATTAGTTGTACTGCCGCGATATGTAACTTCGTTTATACTTGAAAGTGATATACTGCCGTAGCTATAACCCCAACTGTTATTTGTGACAGTAGGATTTCTACGTCCAGTAACTGGATTAATTGGTTTACTGTTATGCCATGCTCTAAGAAAATCAAATAGGTACAACACCCAACCTTGAGGTTGACTCCAACTAGGATAATCAAATTCCATATAATAGATATTAGACTTTCTAGCCCAGCCTTGAGTATTACCTGCTGTTGTGCCTGCGGTATGTGTTCCGTGATTACTACTAAAGGAAGCGTAGCTATATGTTCCTAAACCACTTAATCCTACTTCTGCTTGATGTTGAAACCAATCGTATTGAATAACTCTGGTACCGCCCGAGCCGTCTTCATTACGAGCAAACTCGGGATGAGCAGGATTTATATGGGCATCAATGATCACAACATCTACATGTTCACCTGCAGAATCTGTAGATATAGCAGTTTGTAATTCGTTGAATAATCCATTAGTACCCCAATCGTTAGTTTGAATCCCGTTTACAATTCTAGCTAACCCCCAATTTTTATCAGTAGATTGAATAGCTGTGCTTTTTTCAAATTTTCCAGTCTGCTTCCAGAAGGGAGTTGGCTCCATACCAAGATCTTTGGGTAATCTAGAAACTCCCGCTACACGAGGATCATTTTTTAATAAATCTGCTTCTTGGTTGGTAAGATAGTAATGAGTATTTCTGCTAATGTGTCTTCTACTGGCTACCGTTACAGATCGATCTGGAATATATAGATCGCCGCCAGGAGTTTCCATATCGTTATAGAATTGAGGCAAGTCCTCTTTATTTTTAAGAGTTACTATATATTCGTAACGATCTATTTCAGACATTTTAAACCTCTAATTTTATTAAAGATAACGTCACTGTTACAGTTCCAGTAACAGCGTCAGTATTAGTTACTCTCACATACACGTCGGTAGTAGGAACAGTTTCATCATTGAATCCAATAATACTTGGCGATATTAAAACTGGGTTGGTACCGTCAGTGATTGCTTCAGCTATAACTCCGGACCCCGGCAACGGATCGTCGGTGATTAGTCTTGAAGTATCGGCAAACCTAGCAGCCTGTGATGTATATACTCGAACCCATGCTGCTCTGTTTGTTAATATTTTTAACAATGCATAACTCTTAAATCCCACTAAATCTAAATTTTCTGAGGCATTAGTTGCTAAACTTCCACTAGTGCCAACAGCAGTTGTTCTACTTTCCAACCCAGCACTAAGCAAATTGCCAACATCAGACAATTGATTAATGTCTGTAGGTATTTGATTATCGACGTATGTTTTTACAGCTAGTTTAGTAGCTAATGTAGAATTATCGTTGTCAACGGCAAATGTGGTATCTGTACTAATATTATCAACTAATACTCCAGAATCTAATTCTATAGAAGTAACTGATAGGACACTAGGAATAGCTGGAGTAATACCGCCAATAGTTGAACCTAATGGTAAATCTACAATACTGCCCGAAGAAGTAATTACCGCAGTCCCGATGTGTAATCCGGTTGAACTTACATAGATATTGTCCCATTTCTTACTGCTAGATCCTAGATCATGATCTTCGTCAAAATCTGGTATTAAACTCGATCCAAGAGATGTTAAGTCAACACCGGACCCACCAATACTAAGATATAACTCAGTAAAGTTATCGTTGATCTTGGCAAATATTGATTCAGTCTCTCCACCAAATTTTTCCCAAGTCAGCGGGGGTGTTATTGATATTGTTCTCTGTGCCATTCTTATAATCTCCCTACAGCAACTTCTATCAGGCCGATATAATCACTGTCATAGTTTTGTAATGCTTTTCCAATTATTGTACCAGGCTGAGCAACCTCGCCTGCCGAAATAGCAACACCTGATATTGAACTTGCAATTATTAAATCGCCTTTGTAAACTTTTCCTACTACTTTACATGGCACACGTCCCTGTAAAGCTACGCAAGATCTAGTTCCTTGTAATCCCTGGTTCATTGTGTATGCTGGGTTAGTAGTTACTACACCGGCTACTCTGGTAGTTCCTTGTTTGGTTGAAGCACGTACTTCGGCATCGCCACCAAATTCTAAAACAGTTCCTGGTTCGTATTCTTTGTCTGAACTATACCACTCTGCTAAGTCGGCCCATGTGGCTTGGAAAGTAGCCCCAATATCTAAGGTAAATGTACCTTGTACAGTGGCAGCACTACTACCTCCACCTGCTTTTAATATCCCCCCAGAAATATTTAAAATGCCACCGCCACCTGTAGAATTATAGATTCTGTGTTCTTGAGCATAGTATTCTGTTCGTTTGTTAGCAGCACTATTGCCATCAACTAATACAATACCTAATCCACCGTTACCATTTCTTAGAACAGTTTTAAAAGCATTGTCGCCTGTACTTTCAATAGCTCTTTGTAATATAGTTGCAGTTGTACTGCCAATAGTTGCTCTAATACCCTTAGGATTACTAATACTAGCAGTATCAGTGACTATAGTAATGTTGTCATTAGTTAAGATACCATTGGTAGTTATAAGGTTAGCTGAGAAATCACCGTTAGCATCTCTCTGTACTAGATCATTACTGCTGTTAGCAGAACCGTAGCCAATGGATGTGAAGCTGACGTCTGTAGGATCATTACTAAGGTCGGTTCGTACTATCACACCTTCTAACGGTACATCAAACTTAGATAATCCAAAACCGTCTCTTATAATAGTTCTAGCATCGATTGGTACAGGACTGCCTATTACGGAACCAGCAGTTGGTAAAGAACGTCTACCTAGTAGTTTAGTGCCGCCACCAGCATAGGTAGTTTCATCTGTAGCGTCATACACAGCAGGATCGATATAAGCAAGTTTGTCAAATGTAACACCCGTTGCTACACTGCTTGATGGTCTTAGTTGTAAGAAACCTGTGTTTGAAATTTGAAACTCTGTGGTCTTAGCACCGCTAAGAATACCGGGCTCTCTTACTTTAGCATTACCACTAAGCACACCAGTTAAGCCTGTAATAGGAATATCAAAAGTGTTTGTAGTAATGCTTACAGCCTTCCAGCGTTTGTTAATGCCTGACAGCGTTCCAGTAGTTTCGCCTAAGATCTCAATACTGTCATTTTCGCTAATACCATGTCCGTTAGCAGTAAATCTAGTAAAACCCGATGGAACTCCAGTAGTTGTATATGCTGTGATTGTAAATCCATCAGCAGCAGTATCGCGGATATAATTTAACTGAAGTTTATGTTGTAAAATTGCAGCATCGTAGTTTATGTCGTCGTTGACTATAACGTTATCGTTGATAGTTGAAACAACAAACGGATCAGTCGGTGTTGTTGTGTTTAAAGTAAATGTTAACGCACCAGTCATTGTAGCATGACTAAACTGACTGTCAGTGCCAGTAAATGCTAATATGTCTGCTCTCTGTATAGCATAAGTTGGCGTACCTAATGCCGGTCTCCAATAGTCTGGACCATCTTCTACGTTACCTAGCTTCATGAAGAACTTAGGCACAGCTTCTGTGTCACCTACAGCTCCTCTTCTTGGAGCAGGTAAGTTACGTAGAGTGTTACCGTCCATTTCGATAGTACCTTTAACTGCCAGTGAACCATCTAAAGCTAGATAACCTGGACCTCTTAGACCGTCTGTAACTCTAACACCAAAGTGATTTAATCCTAATCGCTTGTCAATATAACTTCGAATAGCATATTCAGTTGGAACAGCCTGTGGGTCAGCCGCACCTTCGCCGCCCATAGTAATGTCGTTGGTAAATTCAAAAATTTCATTACCAGAGCGTAACTTGAGAGAGTCAATACCTTTCAAGTCGATCTTAGCATCAAGCGTAAGTTTACCAGTACCTTGGTCAACAGCAAAGAAGTCACCAACTTTAAAGTTACCGTTTTGGTCAGTACTTACATAGAATACACGACCTGTAGTTACTTCAACTACCTGTGCTTCAACGTCCGGCTCGTTAGCTGGCTCACCAAAGATATTACTTGGATAGTTAGTATCAGCATAAGAACCAGTACCAATGTCTAAGAAGTCATGACCAGTGGCTCGCATGGTTGAAATGTTAACAGTAACAGTACCTGTAGCACCTGCTCTAATACCTGCGTCAAACGATACATTTGTACCGTTGGTTTCTAATGGAGAATATGTTAATCCACCTAACACTGTTAGGCTAGTAGCAACTCCTAGAGAACTAGAATTTACACCTAGAGTTAAATCTTCATCACTGTAAAGCTGAAGTTCCATCCTCACTGCTTTGGCTACACCTCTTGAAATAATAGCTTCTGTAATATCTCCGCTGCCGCCTACATCATTTACTGTAATAATAATATCGTTGGTAGGAGTAGCACCACCTAGGCTAGTACCTAAGATTCTTATAGTGTCTCCAATTTCATAGCCTGTGCCTGCCACACTAACTTGTATATTTTCGTAAACAATACTGTTAGTTCTTGTGATAATAAATGTAGCACCAACACCGCCACCAGTAGCAGGCACTACATTAGTACCTCCAATAGGTCCGTGATTAACATTGCTTACAACATTCTTAACATAATAATTAGAGCTATTAATTTTAACTCTTCTGCCATCGGATAAGTTATGATCTGCTGTTAAGGCTAATTGAGCAGGTGAAGAACCTGTGACTGTAAAACTATATGTTCTAGAACTTTCAATTAATGGTTGAGTAACATTTCTAAAGGTAATGATACCAAATATATTATTTGGGTCTAGATTATTAACTTCATAATCTGTGATTTCATACATAGAGTCCTGGAAACCAAAGATCATACCACCTGTGCCAGTAGTTGATCCATCATAGATCATAGCACCAGTAGTTGGGAATACCACACGTTTAGAATCTCTAAAATTCAGAGCCTGGACGATTACACGATCATCACCTAGTTCTCCAAATCCCGCAGGAATATCAAACTCAGGAGTATCTTTTAAGATAGTGAGTTTAACATATTGATAGCCATCTCTAGTAGTAATAATTTGATCGTCAACCAAAGCATCAATATCATCGTACTGGTTAAAGCTCAATAATCTAATCGCTGTGCCTGTATTCTCACTAAAGATAAGAGCAGTTGAAGGACGTACAGCAACAACTTCCTCTTTGTCTGATAGAACAAATTCTTCGTTGCTTCTAACAATTAAATTTTTACCAGGAGCAACATAAACCGCTAGGCCGGCATTGGCCGCAACAGTGCTTAACTGTAATTGTGCTACACCTGTAGGAAGACCTGATATAGTAACAGTTTCGACAACATATGATCTTTGACCAATAGTTGTTAAAGTATAAATTGTGCCATCGCCGTTGCCTGTGTTGGCTGCTGTAAATTTATCGCCTACGGCATACACTATAGCACTAGTTCCAGCCGCAGCATTCCAATCTGTAGTTCCTAACGTTGCAATTTCATATTCAGTGCCTACCTGTAAAGAGGTAGCAGGATTAATAGTATCGGTTCTATCACCGGTATGATCTATGTCAACAATACATCCTGCTCTAGGTAGATATGAATAATTAGTTACCCAGATAGTATCGCCATTCCTTACATTTTCGATTTCTAAAGCTACATTTTCATAGGCCTGTGCTATCTGTATCATTGGGAATTTCAATACTACAGAATCTGGTATTTCGTTAGGATCAGCACCTTCAGCTTTAAGACCAAATACTCCGTGAGCTGATGAACCGTTCAGTGATCGAATCTGAGCTCCGTTGAGAGAATAGAAGGCTGTGTAGCAATAGTAAGTAAACACAGACACTTGCTCAGATAAACCGTTATTGGTACAGAAGATACCATACCCCATGTCGTTAACTTGAGTAAAGTCATTGCCCAACATAGACTTATTACCAGCTGTGCTGAGTACTACTTTACCGGTAACGTTTTCTAAGAACTCCAATACAGCAGTCTTGATTGTTTCTTTAGCAGCAATTACTTCAGTTCTAGCTGCTAACTTATTAGCATCTTGACCTATAATAGTTGGTAATACTTCTGTAACCGGTGTGTCATAGTCGTCATCGGCAACATAGTCGATTAAGATATCTGTGAGGTTTTGTAAAGTAGTTCCCTCTGTGGCAGTAGCTGCAGGATTGCTAGTATCTTGTGTTAAGGTGTTACTAGATGATTTAGTCCATGAAACGGTATCGTTTTGTACAACATAGAATAACACTGTTCTTAATCTTGTGAAAGCAGACGCCGTAATTACTTCTTGATCTGGTACAAAACTTTCTCCATCTCTATAATATGTTTCACCATTGTTTTTAGTCTGAC